CTGACTTTTAATCAGTGGGTCGCAGGTTCGAATCCTGCACGGCTCACCACTGAAATCAAAGACTTAGCCGGAAAATAGTTGTGACGAAAACGGGCAGTTGTATCGGAGTTGTATCAAAGCGTTTCCGACTCGTTCTCGTCCTTAATCGTGAAGATCGAATCTTCGAGTTCGGCAAAAAAAGCGTTCCATTTCTCGGTATCGGTCATGTCGTCCCGCGCCGACAAGGCCCTGGCAGCGACGGATAGACGTGCAAGTTGCGTAGAGACCTTTTCCAGTACCGCGCTGTCGGGACAATTCTTGATGAAATCGTGCAGGTATATGATGTTATCGCCCGTCACTTCCGCCCCCTCAGTTCGACCACCTTGTTGATGTTCTCGCTGCGGCCCCTCGCATAGCCGTCCGTCGTGCTGACATGTGCGTGCGTGCCGAGATCGCGCAGGGCGAACGGATCAACGCCCAGGTTCTTCGCTTCCGTCAGGGCCCCGGCGCGGGTGTCCATCATCTTCACGGTGTCGGGAATACCGAGATCATCGCGGATACGGCGGAATGCCCGTGACCACCCGTGCTTGGTGTACGGCGCATCAAGCCGCTCCGACACGATCACCGGGCCGGTGCCGCACACGTTCCGCAGAAGCCGCAGGCGGCAGCGCAGTTCCGGCGTCAGGCGCACGCCCTCAACGGCTGTCTGCGTCTTGGAGATCACCTTGCCCCACTCCGTCAAATCCTTGTCGAACATGTCCCACGTCAGCCCGTCCTGCCACCGCTTGCCGTCGCGCACGATGCCGCCCTCTCCGTCGGCGGGAAGCCACTGGCCCCGCACGTCGACGGCCCGCAGCGCGTAAGTCCACTGGAACAGGATGCCGGTTGCAAAGGCGAACATGCCGCGGGCATCGGCTTCGTCGATCACCGCACGGATCTGTTCCCGCGTTGGCGCCGAGTCCTTCCTCGACGGCGACCGGAACCGCATTTCCCCGAGAATGTCCACCAGGTCGCGCGTCTGCTTCTGTTGCAGCGGCCCAAGAGAATACCGGGCAAGGTGCCGCAGCATTCCGAACAGCTTCTGCTTGAGGCTGTCCGAGTAATCCTTCTCGTCCATCGCCCGACGGATCACGTTGATCTGGTCGTAGGTCAGGGCGTCGATCTGCATGTGCCCGATGATCGCGTCCCACTTCTTCGTGCGGTAGTCGTAATCCGCGCGGGTGTTGGCGCCGCAGGTGTTGTAACGGCTGTAGGCATCTTCCTTCCACCGACGGATCACCCACGACCATGTTCCGGGCGTCGGGCCGTCGTCTGGCTGGTAATTCTCGATCATCGCCCGTGTCAGGCGGCGGGCCTCTGCGGCCCTCTCTGCGTCCCGGCCGTCGCCCTTGGTGCCCGGCAGGCGTATTGGGGCCGTCGGGTGCCCCAAGTCCACATATTTGCGGGTAGGTTTCCAGTAGGCGTATCGCCCGGACCAGTTCAGCCCCGGAGCGTAGCCGGGATCAGAGCCGTCAAATAGCGCGGATTTATATCGCATCGATTCGTACTCCCCTTGGTGCCGACACCATACCATGCCCGTCGCCAAAGCGGCTTTGCCGTGCGATCCATGCGTCAACGTCCGCTTTCAGGTAGAGCCCCGTGTCCTTGTCGGGCTTCGGAAAGCCGCGCTCGTACAGGCAACCGCGCTTCCGAAACCACGTATCCTTCGCCATGCCCAAGCGGAGCGAAACCCACTCGTTCGACCCGTACAGGCTTTCGGCGGCAAAGGTGCGGTCTGGCTTGGCGGGCATCGCGCTATCCTTTCGGCTCAAGTCCGGCGGCGCGAATCCAATCGGCCCACCAGTTTTCGATGATGTTCTTGGCAGCCAACTCGCTTCTGGCCTTTCCGAACACCTCCGGTTTCAGGAATACCTGCCAGCGCCACGCATTCTCGGTCTGCCCGATAGGCGGGAACACCGCACCGACCTCGAGCGATCCGGACATCGCCACGCGCCTGTCAGTCGGGTAGCTCGGTGGTGTAAAGTGCAGGGTCATGTCAGGTCTCTTGGTGTGCGTTCGCAATTTCGAGAAGCACGTCTGCATGGCAGGGTTGATCAAGCGGGCACCAGCAAGCCAAGTCGCGGCCGCGCAGGTGCTGGTGGATGGCGCCGATGCGGGGGATCGGGCCGGGCATCGCACTAATTATCGTCCCGAATATCATAGATGGCTGTTCGGTTGTGCAGCGGCGGCCGTAATCGGCCAGCAATATCGCGGCCCTGAACAGATCACATGCCGTCTGCGCATCAGCCACGCCCGGATCGCCCACGCGGAACGGATTGCCCCAGGGCGTCGAGCGGTCAACTTTTATCGCGCCATCTGGCATCCGCCATCCCTTGGTGCGTCGCAGCTGTACGCGGCGGGGGTGGTCGTTCATTCTGCTTGTTCCTCCATCGTTCACTCTCCTTTAATCGGCGCGGCGGGTGCCCATCCCCACCGTGCCATTCTCCGAGATTCAGTCCCTGTGTCGTTGTAACGGCAGCTACACGCATGGCCCTGTGCGCTGACTGCCGGGGCGTGGATATGGGCCGGGTGTTCATTTGCGGAGGGCGAGGATAGCGCGGAGTATGGAATGACGCAGCGACGTCGGCACATCCTCCCACCGCTCTAATTGCACGCATTGGTGTTCAGCGTATGCTTTCGCCGCCGCCTCTATCGCGTCGTTCCATGCTGCGGCTCGCTCGGCCTCGGCCTTTTCGGCGCGGAGGGCTAGACGCTGTACGGACGCAACCAGCCTGTCGCCGCAATCAGCGTGTGCGCTGTTCCCATCAAACTCCGGGTCGGCAAATATGATGGCCTCTTCTACGCGGCCATATTGCTCATCGAGCCGTCGCAGCCGCTCGTTCTCGTCCAGCAGGGCGGTGAGAAGGCGGTGCATGTCGGGGGCGGCGGCGATGATGTTCCCATTTACGATATAGTCAGAATCTTCGACTACATGCGCGATGTTGCNNCGTGAATCTTGTCAGCTGCGACAACAGTTCACGGGCTTCTGTGTCAGTTGTCATTGGTCGGCTCCTTTCTTGGCCAACTCCACCCAACATTCGCCTTTCGGTTGCAGGTTGTGCGCTTGGCAATATCCGTGGTGGTCATACCAGCAATCAGGCTCGCCGGTCATTTCAATGGCGAAATCCAGCAGCCCCCGCATCCGCTCTATCTCGTCCAGCAGGCCGCGCAGCATTGGCGCGATGATTTCCATGTCCTGCGGGTCATGCTCATTGAGGCTGGCGATGACGCGCTCCACCGCTTCCCGGCTTGTGTCAATCTCGGTCATTGGTCGGCCCATTCCTCGTCCAAGACCACGCGCTTCAACCCGCCATTTTCGTAGTGCTGTTTCAGGACAGGGCGGGCTTTCCGAATGTCCTTGGCCGTAGGCTTCTGCCACGCCACGCGCGGCGGCTTCTTTGCAAGGATTTCCTGCGGGATATTGTAGAAGAGGCTGGTGCCAGTGCCCACTTCGCAGATCGGGCACTTGTCCTTGAACGGTGTCACGCCCTCGTCCATATCGACGGACACCCAGCCCGCGCCGCAGTCGTCGCAGAGATAGACGTTTTTGCGAACATAGCCCATGATCTCGGCACGCTCTTTGGCTTCCGCTTCGCGCCTTGCAGCGAGCGCGGCCTGCTCTTGCCGCAGTGCTTCAATGGCCTTCTTCTGAAATGAGTCAGTCATTGCTCAGTTCCTTTCCGGTAGGCTTCCATAACCACAGGATTTTCCTGCGGCGCAGGCCGACAGGGCGAGGGCGGCGAGAATGGCGAGGCGGGTCATTGGCTTTCCACCGGCATCCCGGCCCACGCTTTGCGATCGAGCGCCGTGGCGAGACCGTGCAGCCGCCGCCAGTGCATGTCTGGCCGGGCCTCAAGATGCGCCTCGATCACATCGCAGAGTGTATCGAACGGCAGCGCGGCCATTGCATCCGTCGCCATCATCGAGGCTGTATGAGTATCCGGGCGACGATCCTCACAGCCCGGTATCCGTTGCAGTCGGGGGTCAATCATGGGGCGCTCCTTCTCAGATCACGTTCCAATCGGTTCCGTTCAGCAGGCCCATTTCGACCCACCAGCTTATGGTTTCGGCATTCGCCAGGAACAGGCGCTCATAGAATGCACGGGGGTATCTCTCGCGGATCATCAGGCCGCGGGCGTCCCGATCATCCAGCAGGTCGTGGCAGACGGCGCATCCGCAGGCCATGTGCAGGTCGGAAACCTTGGTCGACACGCCTTTTCCGTGAACGGGAAGGTGGCAATGAACATTGGTTTCTTGCGGTGCGCACGGCAGGCCGATGAACGTGCCGATCCGCAGTGTGCAGGGCATTTGCTTGGCCGAGTTCCGCAGATCGTCAGACCGCACCTTGGGAAGAAGCGCCGGGTTCATTTCGCTCTCCCATGAAACGGGTTGCGGCCCATGCGGAACGGCCAGAGCGGGCACATGGTCGCCGTACACTTGCGCGCCTCGGCTTCGCTTCCGCCCGAACATTCCACGCAATTACGGCGGATTGCCTTGATCGGGCTTTCCGGGTGCCCAAGGTCGCGAAGATCTTCCTTCGAGATTTGCGACGGCAATTTGCCCACCAGGTTTCCCCCGTCGCCCAAGTGCTTCGATGGTTCCAGGTACTTCATCGGTTCCGCAGTCCTTCCTTCCACCAATCGGCCTTCATCGTCCCGTTCAGGTGCGGTGACAGGTCGTGTTTGTCTGTCTCGCGGTTGATCTTGCTCAACATGGCCCGCGTTGCGTTCCAGCTACGGCCAAGGCGTTCCGCGACGGCCCGTGCTGACAGCCCCTCGACGTAGCGAAGATGCAGCGCCGTCAGCATCTCCGCGTCGGTCCACATCAATCCCGCTCCATCCAGTCGAGCCAACCGTCCTTGCCCGTCAGAACCCGCATCCGCCGGAAGATGATCATGATTTCCTCGGCGGTATCCGTCAGGCCGGCATCCCGCGCGATCTTCGCCGCCGCGCGGGCCTTTTCCTCGGCCTGTGCAAGCTGGTTCCTGACGGCGGGAATGGCGGCAAAATCGCGGGTCATTTCTCGGCCGCCGCCTTCGCCTGATCCCACCCCCCAAGCCAGTGGCACGCAACAGAGGGGTCGCTATATGGGCAGGTTTTACGGTCAGCGCCGGATTGGAATGCGTTGACGCCCTCCGTGAACACATCGTCGCCGGGGAATGCCTCTGACGTGTCGATTTCTTCCGTCCAGTGCGGGCCGTCCTGTTCCGGCATTACCTCGCCGTCGATCGGCCCTTCCGGTTCTTCCGGCTCTTGCAGCCGTTGGGCGAGGGTACGGGTGGGCTTATCGCGCTCCGGGGTCACGTCCTTCATCGGCACCGGGTCTTGCTCGACCATCATCCGGTCGATGTCCTCGGTGGACATGGGCAACCGCTTGCACAGGGCCCGGATCACGGTCTTGCGGGCCATCTCCCCGTACCACTGCGCCCAGATACCCGTCGGGTTGTCGCCCTTCTGGTTGGAACTCGCCTTGCGCCGCTTCTCGATCTCCTTGCGCGACATGGGTTCCATGTCCACGGAGCCGTCCTTCAACTTTGCCACGGCATAGGCGCCACGGATTTCGCCGCCGCGTTCCAGCGGGTCATAGTTATGCTCGAACTTCCGTTCGCCGTCCTCGATCCAGACGCGAAATTCCTCGCCCTCGTAGACCACTTCCGACCACAGAGAGATGATCTTGCCGGAGTTGCGCGCGACCTTGATCAGCCCCGCCACCATCGGCATTGCCTGTGCGGTTCCCTTGAACGGCACGATCGCCGCTTCCCGACCATCGGGAACAAGCCCCGCCGCCGCCAGTGTCCGAACCGCCTTGAACACGCTGCCACGGTCGCATGACAGGATGCTGGGATTGTCCGTCACCGCCACGATTGCCGCGTTCTTGAAAGCCGCGTAGGGGATCGTCTGCGGCAGCATGTCCAGTTCACCGCGCTCGTGCAGTGCTTCCAGATCGCCCTTGAAGCGAACAATCGGGTGTACCTGTTTGGGTTGGTCGTTCATGGGTGGTCCTCTAGTTTGGGAACTTCGCCGGCGGATTGCAGTTCGTAGAGCCGTCCCGCCATGCTCGGCGGCAATGCGTAGGTGACGGGATCAACGCCGATGCCCGGCCAGTCGCCCGTCTCAAGGCACCGCGCCATCGTGTCCAATGCGTGCCGGATAAGAACGCGGCCGAGATAAAGCGTGTCCTGGTCGATAAACAGCGGCGCGCACTCGTAGGGCTCCGTCGTTTGCAGGAACACCAGGGCGCAATCTGCGGCCGTGGCGCCCAAGACTTCTTCCGCGCCCATCAGGGCCAGCGCCATCTGAATGTAATAGCCGTGGTCGGTGGTCGCGCGCTGTACGGCCAAGCGGAAGTCGGCCCCCTTCGGCGCGATGGTTTTCAGGTCAGACACATCGGCGCCGTTCGTCGGCAGGCAGTCCGGGCGGCTCTTGACCCAGATCCCCGTCGGCGCATCCTGCCAGATCATGCTGATCTCGATCAGGTCGGAGCGCAGCAACTCCACACACTGCGGGTTCGCGGCAAGGCTTTCCGCCATGTAGACGATCTTCTCGGATTGATCCGCCGTCAGCAGGTGCCGGCCTTCGGCCCGCGCATCGAAGGCATCCCAGAACTCGGCACGGGGCGCGGCGCTGTCAGACCATTTGCCCGTCCGTTCAAAGGCGGCGACCTGCGTAGCCGTGGGCCGGGGCGGCGCATCGTCGGGAACGTAGATGAAATGCTCGTCGAAAACCTCGTCGCCAAGGATCAGGGCATGGGCGGCCCGGCCAAGGATCAAACTCGGTGACGGCTCTTTCTCGGGATACCGATCAGGGTTGCCGTCCCATGTTTTCCAGAATGCCCACGGCGATTGCAGGGCCAGCTTCCGCAGGCCCGTCGAAGAAACGGACGGGCCGGGGCAAATGTCCTGGCTGTGATAGGCCGCCATCGAACAGCGGTACGCGCCCGGTTCCTCGATCACATGGCCGTCAGGGATTTCCTGAATGTTCAATGCCATCAGATTACGCTCCAAATGATTACGCCGGCGATGGCCCAGCACAGCAGGCCTAGGGCCGCCACGGGGCATAGCCACCAGCCAGACGGGGTGCGGCGGCGGTCAGTCATCGTCGCTCCAATCGTCATGCAGCAGCGCCAGAAGCCCGGCCATGAAATCCACCGCCACGCACAGAACGGCGATGCATCCGATGGCTATGGCTATGGTGGTGAGGGCCATTGGTCGGCCCCAGCGGATGACAGTTCGATTAACCGTTTCGCCATCCACCCACCGCCAACGACGCCCGCATAGCCTTCGATCACTGCAATCGTCATGCGGGTTTCGTTCTCGAAGATGCTTTCAGACAAGAACACGGCATCGCCACGCACGTCATAGTCGCGGTAGATCGGGATGCCCTCTGCCAAAACAAACTTCGCTTTGGATAGGTCGGCCCCAATGGCTCGCAGTGTGGTAAGTGCGTTGCTCAGACACTCAGCGCCCGGCGCGCCCTTTTGCAGTACAGTCGCCATACTGCCGTCTGATGGCAGTTGAGACCGTACAATTGCCGTGGCTGTCGGGTTGCAATTCGCCCCTGCCTTCACTGCGCTACCAAGAAATACCTCAGAGGGCGTTTCAGAAACGTCCGTGAAATCTATCTTGGCCTCGAACTCGTTCCGCTGGTCGCAGGCGGCGTCGGTGATCGACGCGTCGTCGCACTTGAGCAATGCCGACGCGATGCGGTTCTGCACCTGCCAGGAATATTTGGCCGTTCGATCCTCTGTCAGATCGACATAGCCTTTCAAGTTATACCGATAGGCGGCGGGCGTCTTTAGCTTCTGAACGGCGATGCCGCGATAAAAGACGAACGGCGACCGGCCACGATACACGTCCATGTCATCGCTGGACCAGATCGGAGTTTCGTCGCCGCCGATGAAGTGCTCTTCCATCGAGAAAAAGATCGCCTCGAAAGCGTCGAGGGTGACAGCAATGATCGTTTCGTTTTGGTCCGGCTCTGGGCATTCATCGGAGCGGTCAACGTCGCCGCCTTCATCGAGGGCGTTGGCGTAGAGTTCCCTGAATGCCATCCAAACTTCCCAATCACGGCCAAGATCGGTCGTGAAAGGAAGATCGTCGCCGTTCATGGTGACATGCTGAATGTCGGTGCCGCGAAAGCTGTCTGTCCGGGTAGTGATCTCGTTCCAGCGTCCATCTGCCCAGATCGAGACGGCCCCGCCATTGCGCACGATAACAGCCGTCGCGTATTTCAGGCCGGTACCGAAGCGACCGATCTGGTCTTGCCCTTTGCTTGAGAGGCCGAATGTTTTCAGGCCGCGAAGATCAATCAGCCCTGGGTTCTTGAATAGGATCATCACAGCATCCCCTTGAGCTTCATCGCTTCCCATTCCCGCGCCTCTGCATCGCATTTCGTGGCAAGGGCTTCGTCGTAGGTGGGCGGCTCTGGTTCGCGCAGTGGCGTGTCCCGGAACTTGCTGCGGTGGGCCTCGCACATGTCGATGGCCTCAAGCGCGCTGTCTGCGATGGCAATGTCGCCACCGTCATTGACCTCAAAGATGCCGTTGCTTTCGCGGGAAATGGAGATGCCGAGATATTCGGCCCGTCCCGTGGTCGCCAGTTCATCGAGTGCTCGGACAACCTGGCCGTCAACGTGCAGTAGGTCGCCGTCCACGATCATCTTCTGGACAGTCCACGCCTCGTCCAGCGACATGTCGGTGTGCCGCTTGCCACGAAGGCTTTCAATCCACTTTGCGTTGTTCATATCATGTTCCCTTCTGAAAATCCCCGGCGAGGCGTGAACCCCGCCGGGTAGTTGGCGGGGCATTCAGGCTATCTCACCGGCTTCCGCGCGCAGGTCATATGCCTCGTCGCAGTTGCAGTGTTCGCGGTGACAGTCGGGGCAGGTTTCGGGATCGCCGCCCAGCCATTCGGGCAGATCATCGCCGCGCTTCATGAGCCACTTGGTGACGCGCGCTTCGGCATCGTCGGTCACGTCGATCATCACTGCGGCGGCATAGCCAACGGCAGGATCGACGCGGAAAACCGTGGTATCGCGGCCCGCATCCATGTGTTCCGCGAACACCGTGCAGGCGTCATCGAACCGCATGAGCGTGTCGCTCCAAACCGGCGCGGTCGGATCACCGAAATCCGTGAGCGTGGCATAGTTCATGCCGGGTGTGATTTTGGGCTTCGGCATCGTCTCTCTCCCGTTTGCCGCCTGTCAGATTCGGCGGGATGTGGGGAGAAAAATACGTCGTGCGTATATGCCTGTCAATGCGTGTGGCGTATATTTTGAAAAAAAGTGTCGCGCAAAGGTATTTTTGGATAAACCGCAGGTGTAGCGATTAAGGGAGGTTACAAATGAAAGAGGATTACAAACGGCAGCTATGGGCCGCGCTGAAATACCTTACAGGGTGCGGGTGCGATCCCGCCCTTACTGATCGTCGGAAAGAAGCGTCAGCAGCGCGGCGCGCCGTTCTGGGCTTGCTTCGCGGAAAGCCTGTAAGACCTTCTGCTCCATCTCTGGCAAGCCGAACAACTCCNGAACAACTCCACCTCGGTAACGTCCAGCACATCCGCAATTTTTATCACGACATCAAGAGAGGGGTGGTTCACTCCTTTCTCGATGCGCGAGATCGTGGCCTGCTTGACGCCCACCATCTCAGCCAAGTTGGCTTGAGAGAGGTTCTTGGATTTGCGGATGGCGCGAAGATTCTTCATGCGCGCCTTATGCCGCGCAGTCGGCAGGAGACCTATAGCCCTGCGCGTATAAATATCCGCGTGACGTATTGACTGTATAAATACGTTGGACGTATGGTCCGGGCATGTCAAAGCTCGCTGTATATCTGGAACAGTCCAAGATGACCCAAGCCGCTCTTGCTGCGGAACTTGGCGTCACCCAACCAACGATCCACCGCTGGATCACGGGACAAGCAAAACCGAACTGGGAGAAGGCCGCGGCCCTTGAGCGCATCACTGAGGGCGCAGTGCCGCTGTCTTTCTGGGCTGGTGATCATATCGAACGCTCCGCATCCACCCCGATAAACGGGGGTGACTGATGCCCCAACCCGCTGAAATACGTGGGGTTTCCCGGCCTGCATTGCACGGCCAAGTCTGGAAACAATCGGTTTCCGGCGGTCGGTCAGTACCCGAGGATCATGCCGCTTGGGATGTAGAACAAGGCTCCAAAGAGGGTAAGCGCGCCCCAGTAGATGCTCTGAAAAAAGATAAATTCGGCAGGGTCGTGATTGTGTCGGTTGGCGTAGGCCATGACCTGCACGGCAGCCATGATCCCGCCGTACCAGGCAAGCACCTCAACAAGTCTGTCCAGCATGTCGGTTCCTCCTGTGCCGGGCAGGAAAGCACGTTTCCACACGAAATTCCAACACGGCGGCAACCTCAAGCCCGCTCGCTGAGGGCTCAACGACGACATGCCGCGGGCCGCCGGGGCTGATTACCCGCATTAGCCGCAAATGTCGTCAACAGGCGCACGCCCGAGCGAGATCTGGCAACAACGGAAAGGATCGGAAATGGACGAAGAAGAACTCGACATCGACCACGACACGCTGATCGGGCGGGCCGTGCAACACAACCGCGAAGATGCTGAACGGGTATCGTCGGCAGCGGAAACCCGTGCCGACATTGGCCAGTTCATCGACGAGACCGGCTTCAACAAGAAGGCGTACTCGATCCTGCGGCAGATCATGAAAACCGGCGACAAGTCGCGGGACAAGGCAATGGACGTGATCCGGTCGCTGGAACTCGGCCTGCCGATGGTGAAGGCGCACATTGCCGGCCAGTCGGAGATGGACTTCGACGCCGAACCGGCATCGCTGGAAGTCGTGCAGTAATGCTGATCTGCGCGCTCGACATAGCGAGCAAAACGGGGGTCTGCATCGGCGAGTCCGGTGCGGACCCTGCCGCATGGACGTGCGATCTTGGCAAGCCACCGGATGACCGGCGGTTTTCCAATGTCGCCACACTGGCGGAAACCATCATCGACAAGCACCGGCCCGACCTGATCGTGGCAGAGGCACCCGTCGGCGGGCCAAAGGCATCCGCGTACCTGATCGGGCTCGTAGCCTGTGTGCGCGGTGTTGCATGGCGCCACGGCGTGAAGTGCGAGACGGCGCATCTGGCAACGGTGCGGAAGCACTTTCTCGGCAAGAGCCTGTCCGTAAAGCATTTTCCGCACCTGAAACCGGCAGCCGCAAAGAAGGCGATCAAGCAGGAAGTCATCGCCAGGTGCCAGCTTCTCGGCTGGACGCCGGAGACGCATGACGAGGCTGATTCCTATGCGATCTGGGATTGGGCTCAAGCAACCTTTGCCTCGGGATATCAATCCCGGCCGCTCGGCGAGCTTTTTGGAGTTCATCATGAATAACAGGCGACCGAAGATCATTGGAAGCAGAGCGTTCATACCGCTGTCTCAGGGATTAGTAACGGTAATCGACTGCGATGATTTGAAGTTGGTCGAAGGCTACGTCTGGCACGTATTTATTGACAAGACAAATGCCTATGCTCGCAGAACAGATCGGCTGGCAGGTGGGGTGAGGAAAACAATTCAACTTCACCGCATTATTGCAAGGTGTCCAGATGATAGAGTTGTTGATCATATCGACGGAAATGGCCTCAACAATGTCCGATCTAACCTGCGAATTTGTGACCCGATAAACAACGCGCAAAACCTTAAAGATTATAAAAACAATTCAACTGGTTTCAGGGGTGTTCAGCACTACGGAAACGGTCGTTTTAGAGCTCAAATAAGGCACCAAAAAAAGCTTATCCACTTAGGGGTGTTTGATTGCGCTGAAGAAGCGTCCGCCGCCTATGAAAGCGCAAAAGCAAAGCTCCATGGAGAATTTGTTCGCCACCAGTCGATGCCGTTGGGGGAGTTGTTCNGGAGTTGTTCCGGTGAGATGCAAGAACAGCGCCTGGATCGTGCGGGTCCGCGAACTTCTGACCAGCGGACTGGGGGTCGAGGACATAGCGATCGAACTGAATTGCGCCGTCGAGGACGTGCGGCGCGAGGTTTCAATACTGCGGGCCGAAGGGTGCCTTGCGGTTATTTTTAGGAGGGCGGGATGAGTATCGAGATCATGAATGAAGTCTGGAAACACGCTCCGGTCGATCAAGGAACGTTGCTGGTTCTTTTGGCCCTGGCCGATAGTGCGGATGAGCGGTCTAGAATGTGCTATCCGGGCATCAATGAGACGCTTGCGCCAAAGACCAGATTGAGCCCACGACAGGTCAAAAGGTGCCTATCTGACCTCGCAGCGAATGGCATAATTTCGGTTCGGAGAAACGGCTCCCCGCTCAAGACCAACCTCTATCAGATCGCGCCAGCCCATGCGTGGCGAAGTGACATTATGTCACCACCTTCGGAGAAACCCGAAGTGCCATTATGTCACCTCAGAGGTGACGCCCATGTCACTTCTGAAGTGACGCCCATGTCACCCAAACCGTCAGTAACGTCAGTAACAGAAGATTCTAACGAATCTTCTTCCGATCTTTTCTCAGCCAATTCGCTTCCTGAGAAACAGAAACGGGCTACCGAAAAGAAAACTCGGCCCAAACGAAAATCCCGAATGTCTGAGGACGCGGTGATTTCAGATGCTCAGATCAGGGCGGCTCGCAAGCGCGGGCACTCGCTGCAAGAGGCCGAAGCGCAATTCCAGAAATTCAAGAACGACGCCTTGGCAAAAGGAAAGCTCTTCCTCGATTGGGACCGGGCTTTCGTGACGTGGTTGGATAGCGAGTTCTTCCGACCGCTGGTTGACAAAACTCCAAACGGATCAGGAGGCCCGAGAAATGCACAATCCGCCGATGAAAGCACCGCCGACTTCGCACGTCGCATCGCCGAACGCCGTGCAGCACGCCGAATGGATTGTGGGCCGGGTGAAGGTGCTTCTCTCCCACTACTTCCAGCCGAACATGCCGCGGGACCAGGAAGAAGCGGCAATGGATGACTGGATCGACCTGCTTGAGCCGTATTCGCAGGATGAAATTCAGGACGCTTGCCGCCAGTACCTTTCGACGGAGCCCCGCGTTCGCCCGACACCGGGCGCGATCCTTTCGATCCTGAACCGTGGCTATTCCGAGGATGATCTGACGGTTCACCAGAAGTCGTTTCTTCGGGACGGGCTGGTTCCGCCGTCGATGCAGGTGGACGGGAAGCCGAACCGGGCCGCGCGTCACTGGCTGAAAATCTATCGCGGGATCGAGGCATGACGGAACAGATCGAGCCGCACTCGATCGAGGCGGAACAGCAGGTAATTGGCGCGGTTCTGGTGAACAACGACGCCTATCATGCCATTGAGCGGCTGCGGCCGGAGCATTTCTACGAGCCGTTACACGCCCGGATATGGGCGCACGCGGCGTCCCGGATCGAGGCGGATCAGCTTGCATCGCCGATCACGGCAAAGGCCGCGCTGGAAGGGGATGAAGGGCTCGATCAACTCGGCGGGCCGGGCTACCTGGTGCGGCTGGCGGCGGCGGCCGATCCCGGCGCGGTTCGGCACTATGCGGCGATGGTCCGAGACTTCCACGGCAAGCGGGCGGTTCTGGAAGAAGTTCGGGGGATCGAAACCGATCTGACGGGCGGCGGCGATCTGGCCGATGCCGTCAGCAAGCTGGAAATCATGCTGATGCAGCGTGAGGATGACAGCGCGGCGCCGCGGTCGATGTCGTTCCTCAAGGCTCTACGGCAATCCGTCGAGCAAATGCAGGCGGTGCGCGAGGGGCGCGAGATCGGCATTCCCACGGGCCTGCCGTCGCTGGACAACATGATCTCGTTTTCGCCGAAGCGATACACGGTTCTCGGCGGCAGCACGTCGATGGGCAAGACCGCGCTTGCGATCTGGCTGATGTACGCGGCGGCGAAGGCCGGGCATGGCGTCGGCTATCTCACGTTGGAGATGGGCGAGGAAGATATTGCCAAGCGGGTGAAATCCATCGAGTCGCAGATCCCGTACAAGGCGATGGACCGGGCCACCAGTGACGCGGTTTTCCGTCAGGTGATCGAGGCGGCAAAGGCGATGGACTCTCTGCCGATCGAGATATTTTCGCAAAAGGTGCGCGACGTGCCGGCGATCCTGTCGGAAGCGAAGCGGCTCAAACACCGGATGCCGGCGAATGACAAGTTCCGCGGCTTTCAGCTTTTGGTGATCGACTACATCCAGTTGGTCCGTGGCAAGGGTGAAAGCGCCTTCGTGCGGCTGTCGCAGGTAGCGAACGATCTCAAGCAGGTTGCCAAAATCCTCGACGTGCATGTGTTGGCGCTGGCCCAGGTGGACCGCAAGATCAGCGCGTCGGACAGTTTCGAGATGGCGCGGCCCCGGCTGGCGCATCTGCGCGGATCGGGAGATCTGGAAAACGCACCGGACAACGTGATGTTCATTCACCGGCCCGAGTACTACCTGAAACGGCAGACGCCGCCGCAGAAGATCGACGAACGCGCCGATTGGGAAGCGGATTGCGAGCGGTGGAAGAACCGCGCCGAAATCATCATCGAAAAGGCCCGCATGGGCGACATCGGAACCGTCACGGTCGGCTGCGACCTGGCGACGAACCGATTTTGGGATTTGGGAGACGAGTTTTGACATGGTGCTACGTCCCGAAAACGGATTGTCCCTGTGTGCCGGCGGCGGTGGCCTCGACATGGGATTGCAACTCGCAGAGCCCGGATTTCACACCCGCTGCTACGTCGAATGGGAGGAATACCCGCGGCAATCCATCATCGCCGCCCAGCGTGCCGGATACTTTTCCCCGGCCCCGATCTGGGACGATGTCTGCACCTTCGACGGCATCCCGTGGCGCGGGCATATCGACACCATCCTTGCAGGCTACCCCTGCCAGCCATTCAGCCAGGCGGGCCAGCGAAAGGGCGAAGATGACGAACGGCACCTGTGGCCGGAAGTCGCCCGCATCATCCGCGAAGTCCAGCCTCGATGGGTGTTTCTCGAAAACGTCGCCGGTCATGTCAGCCTGGGTGCGGAAACCGTGTTGCGAGAGTTATGGGACATGGGCTGGACGCCTGCGACTGGCCTATTCTCAGCGCAAGAAACAGGCGCTCCGCACGAACGGCTCCGGTGGTTCTGCGTGGCCTACGGCGGACACCCCAAGCGGCGGGAGAGCTCTTCCACCAGGAACGTCGGCAACCGGGATCACTCCGGATGGCCGCAAGGTGACGGTGGGGCTGGGAAATGCGGCGCGACAGTGGCAGACGCCGATGGCGGGAACCCCGGCGCAGAACGGCAACAGCGCAGCGGGGAACAGCGATTTCAGCAGGAAGGCAGAGGCGATGGCGGATCGGGTGTGGGGAACGCCTCGATCGACGGACGGAACGAAGGGCGGTCCGAACATGGCGTTCGGAGCAGGCGGAACTCCACTGCCAGCGCAAGCGGCGAACTGGACCACCCCACAAGCCCACGATGTAACGATGCGGGGCAGCGGTCAGGTGCCGACCAGCAAGGCGGGGAATGCCTGCCTGGCGCGGGACGCGGCGAACTGGCCGACGCCGGCCAGTCGGGATCACAAGGGCGAGAACAGCCCGGATCACCTGAACAACGGAACGGGCAGGTTGCACATGGACCAGTTGCCGAATGCCGTGGCATTCCTCTTTTCCCACCCGGACCAAACGAAACCGAAGCATGGGGCGCCGTCATCCGATCCGCGCCAGACATGGCGCCGGCTGCGTCGGCTCGTGATCTGTTCGACTTTGCAAGAGCAAGTGAATTACCGGGCCGCGTGGAAACGGATGGCGGCAAACGGCAGGAAGCGCCGTTTGAACCCCGTGTTCGTCGAATGGCTCATGGGGTGGCCGTCCGGTCATTCGCTTTGCGACTGCTCGGCAACGGAGTTTGCCCACTGGCAGCGGGCCATGCGTGGCGCTCTCTGGCGGTTGCCCACGGCCTGCGCCCCGTGGATCTGGAAGCCGCCTGCGGAAACGAAATCGGCGGATCAACTGGAACTCTTGTGAGGATGGAAGAATGACCCGGCAACACCTACCGAACCGGCGGCCGTCGATGACGGTGCGCGCGGTGTGGAAATCCGAGATGGCAGAGCATCCCTTTCATGTGACTGCGGGTTTTGAGCCAGAAACCGGCGCAATTAGGGAGGTTTTTTATGCGGACGGCCAGCGCACGGGGTCGAACCTGCGCGACACCGTACAGGACGCCTGCATCCTCATTTCACTGCTGTTGCAGCACGGGGCGACCCTTGAGGAAATCGGGCGCAACCTGTCCGTGGTGCGGCTGTTCGGAGAGATTTACCCGGCAACAATCGTCGGCGTGATCGTGGCGAAGCTGAAGGAGATGGAGGGATGACCCCGGAACAGAAGCGGCAGGTTGCCGAGATCAAGCCGTTGGTCGAGCGGATGCGGGCCGGTGGTGCCGAAGATCGGATGATCCGCGCGGGATTGATCGCGGCGGGATGGGCGGCGGGTGCCGTCAAGGCAGCAATGGAGGAAAACGATGCGTGACCATGTGATTATTTCGAGCCGCCGGCCTGTGGCCGATCCGATGGATGCGTTTGTGTCGATGATCGGCGAGGAACGGTTTGCCGAGTTCATGCAGCGCAAGGTCGGAACCAGGGGGAAGTTGCCGGAAAACCGCACGTCTGACCTGATGCACGAGCGGCCGAACTATCGCCCGGTGCTGAAATTTCTCAGGGATCACGGGCCGTCGACCACCCGGCAGATCGCCGTCGCCCTGGATGAACGGATCGACACGACCAGCACGCGCCTATGTGCGCTGCGGCAAAACGGATACATCACCAGCGAGCGGGTGGCAGAGATGAACGGCAAGCCGACCGTCTGGACACTGGTAGATGACCGATGACGAAATCTTTGCCGAGGTCAGGCGGATCAAGAACCGCCTGATCGAATGCAAGACGGAGGCAGAGATTGCCGCCGTCGCCAATGAGGAACGGGACCGCGTGAAAGAGATTGCCAAATTTGACCGGGTGCGGGCGCTGCATATCTCCAATCTCAAGGCGTACCAGATCAGGATCGTGCGAGGGGAATTGTGATGTCGGATGCGAAGTTCTTTCGCGCGATAGAGGCCCGCGGCTGGATGATCGAGGTGGCCGACAAGGACTCGTCGTGCATCGCCCGTTGCAAGGAGCCGGGATGCTCGATGCGGCTGCGGATCAAGCCGGGCGGCGTGATACCGAAGCGCGAAGTTGATCAACGGTTGAGCCTTGATGAAGTGATCGAAAGCTTTGACGACGCGCGCCAGGTGCTGCGGCGGCGCCGTGAACAGTTGGGGCTGTCGATCGAGGAAGTCGAGACGGCGGCGGGAATTGCAACGGATCAGATGCTGAAATTCGAGCGGGACGAGCCGACGCGGTTGCCGAACATCGTCACCTATCTGATCTGGGCGCAGACCTTGGGCTATGAAGTGGTGCTGCGGCCGTCCACCTTGCCGCCGATTACCTGCCGTCTCATCGAGGAAACGCGGGACCGCTACGAGTCCCGCAAGAGGCGCGCGGAACTTCTCAGGCAGAAGCGGCGGCGCGCAAGGCGCTGATCTGCGATTCCAGTTCGCCAAGTTGATCAAGGATTTCGGCGGTTCGGTGCGACTGCCGCCACTCGTCAAGGAGCATCAACGGCCATGCGGGCACGGCGTCTTGCCTTAGCCAGCGCCGCAGTGTCACGGGTGTAATGTCGAGGGCGTGGCAGATTTTCGGCTGGCTGGCATCACCGAAAACGGCTTGCAGCAGGTCGCGCAGCAGGGCGGTGCGTTCCGCCGGCGACAGTTGGTCAATCTGATCTCTGGTCAGCATGGTATCCGTCCTTTATGGTGCGGCCGTTCCGCTCTCTGTGGAACCGCCCTGGCCCCCTTTCCGATCCGGTCTTGCCGGATGGGGCCGGGGCAACAGGAAACCCCGCAAAATGGAGCGCAGGATTTTGCCCGGCCTGTTTGATGGGCCGGGCGTAGGGTGCGCTGGTGGGGATTTCAGCGGGGGTCATTTGACTATGACGTTATCTTGGTCGGCAGAGACCTTGCCGTAGGGCAGTTCAATCTCAACAGTGCGGCCAATGACGCGCGAGACTGTTCCCGTCCCCGAGAACCCCTTGACGATTGCTTGCCGCCCAATGTCATGCTGGCTGGCTCCGGTGGCTTGATTGGTCATCTGTCTATCTCCTCTGGTTGTCATGCTCTGGCGCATGGTGCGACGGCCCGCACGGGGCCGCCGGCGATGCGTCAGGCCGGTTGGCCGTCCAGTTCCAAGGCGATACGCCATGCGTCGGCGCGCTTGAGGCATTCTTTGGCGTTCGGGTTCTGGTCTCCGTATTCCTCGGCCCGTGCGACTTGGTGCGAAACCGCGCGCTCTGCCGTGGGTGCAGTGGCGATCTTGTACCGGGTCACGTGGCCGGCGACGCCGTAGGCATCTTCCCGCATCTCGACCACGCGCGGCAAATCGAACTTTCGGCCGTGGCGATTGCAGAACTCGGCCAGCGTCAGGGTATCAACCGGATTCCAGTCGTCGCCGTAGTGGCGTTCTTTGTAGTGGATGTGCAGGCGGCCATCGTCGGCGGTCCAGATCTCGTAATGAAATTCGGTGTCGCCGTGGCCGCCCGGCCAAGCTGGCTCTGCATCGAGATTGCCACGGATGAACGCGAAGGCCGCGCCGCCGCGCCGATCTTGGAAAGGCCCGCACCATGCGCGCTTGGGGTCATCCTCTATGGCGGTCATTGCCTCAATCATGGCGATGAAGCGGCCCGCCGCGCCAGCGGGGTAGCCGTCCCAGTGGCAGTAAAAGTTTACGCCGTCGATTGTGTACGTTGCGCGAGTTGCCATCTTTAATCCTCTCTCTCTGTGTTTCCCCGGTTTCCGTCCGGGTCATGGTCTGGCCCATGTAGCGACGGCTTCGGAAAGCCGCCGTAGATGGGTCAGTGCGACGGCACATATTTGCGGGCGTATTCGGCGCGCGGGATCGGCGGCCACTCGGCCACGTCATCGCCGTAGATGGTTTTCATCCGGCGCAGCCAATCAACAAAGCGCGCGCGTTCGGGCGAAACGTGAATGTTGCCGTTGCCATCCACACAATCGGGACGGCGGGCGCGTGCGGCGGCGTGCAGTTCGCCGGAATTGAGGCGGTCAATGATGCTCATGGTCTTTCCTCTCTCTGTGTGGTCGGGCGTTTCCGGCGCCCATGACCGAGATATAAGAACAGAAAAACCGCCGGTCAAGACCAAAAGCGAAAAAAATGATCGGGAAAGAGCCGCGCCGCCATCGTGCATAGATAAGACCGACGCCGCCGCCGCATCATCCGCCGCATGACAAAAGAACCGCGCGGATTTACCACCATCGAGACCAGGGCCGGGCCCGTCGAGATATGCCACGATAAACCACCTACAGGGGGAGTGAAGCGGGGCGGAGCCCGGCGCGTAAGCGCAAAACTACGCAAGGCAATCAAGAACAGGGTCCACAAGGGCCTGACGATCAAGGAAGCATGCGCCCTCGCTGACCTCTCCGAAGCTGCATGGCACAAGGCGTTCAGGCAAGAGCATGTTAAAGCCCTCTACGAAATCGAAAAAGACAAGTATATTCAACACTGTGAAGACCTCGCGCTGCGGCACAAAGCACGCGCACTTGAGGTAGCTGCTTACCTCCTTGACAACGCAAAAAGCGAACAGGTGAAGGCGCGCATGGTCGAGTTCTTCAGGCGCGAGGCGTCTCCGGCGGCGTCGATCACGATAAATAACACCGTAAATTCAGGGGGTTACGAGTATGCCCGACCTGGGCAGCGCGTGGTAGAGATCGAGGGATCGGCCGAGGATGTGACGGGTCAGGGGCCAGATGATGCGGGCAACTGATGTGCAGTCAGTGGGACCAGCCATGCCAGAGCCAATGAAACAAGGGGTTTGCGCCCATAGTTGTGACATGCTGGGCGATACAACAGCCCGGCTCGGCCCCATCTCGGCCCCGATCTGCACTGGCAGGGGGCGGCCCATCGTCGGGGGTGGGGGGGGGGCTAAAATCGCGCGCGGCAAAAGTGCGTATACCACCCCCCCCCGCGCCATTGTCCGAAATTTTTTTATATTTTCGCCTTATTTTGCTGGGGTTTTGTGGGTTTTGTGGTGCTGGAAGGGCGATTTCTTTCACAAATTCAACACATGTTCCGGGGCGGGTATGGGTGTTTTGGGGTGCTTTCTTTCACAAACCGAACATTTTGGGAGGATTTTGGTATGAGTGACGGGAAAGTTGTGAGCCTTTGCGGTGGTCCTACGGGTGTTTTGGAGCCGAATGCGACGTTGGTTGCGGCTTTGGAGGCAGCTTTGGAGGCAGCGCGGTCTGGCGAGATTGTCGGTGGTGTGTTTGCGTTCGAGCATTTTGACGGGACAGCGGGTTTTCGTCTTGCTGGGATGTGCGGCGGGTTCGTGATGCTTGGCGCTTTGACGGCGGCTCACGCCGAGTTGTTGGATGTTGTACGGGGGACGGACTGATGGCGGGTCTGGCGCGGACGCCGCGGGGGAACCTGGTCTATGAGCCCGACGGGCGTGTTCTTGAGCAGTATCTTCACGACAAGAGCGAGTTGGTGGTGATCCAGGGGCCGATCGGCTGTTTGAGCGGCGATACGGAGTTCCTGACGCCCTACGGCTGGAAGCGAATGGATGAATGGTCGGACGGCGACCGTGTTTTCGTTTGGTCGGAAACTGGCGAGGCGTGGTTCGAGCATCCGTCTGCCTACGTGGACAAGCCGTGCTCCGAAATGTGGTGGTTTCACAACCAGCACTCGCTTTCGATGATGCTGTCCGATGAACATCGCGTGGCACTGTATGATCGGAACGGCGATTTCCGCGTGCGGCTGGCTTCCGATGTTGCGGCGGCGCCTGGGCGGTACACGCTGCCGACGACGTTCCATGCGCGCGGCGCACCGTTCGATGAGGCACAGCTCCGGTTGGCGGTGGCAATTGCTGCCGACGGTTGCTTCCCGAAGCAGGGAAATCAGGTCGTCGTCACGGTTCGGAAGGAGCGAAAGAAGGATCGCCTTCGGCAACTCTTGATCCGGGCCGGTATCCCGTTCGATGAACATCAGCACTCGACCAGGCCGACGGAGTTGACGTTCGCCTTTCAACGCCAGCCTTGGATGAGCAAGGAGTTGAACTTCATCGGGTGTGGGTCTGCCAAGTGCGAGGTCGTTCTCGACGAAGTGAAGCACTGGGACGGTCTTTTCAGCGGTGACGATGTTCGATTTGACGGAACCTGCCTGCGCACCGCGGAGTTCATCCAATATTGCGCTCACGCCACAGGCCGGCGAGCTACGATCACGAAGAAGATCGACAGCCGCAATCCCGATTGGGCGCCGATCTACAGTGTCCACATCACACACAAGGGAAGCGCGAAATCTTCTGTGGGCATCAGGGCGGACGGAATCCAGATCGAGCGCGTTCCAGCGGCCCGAAAATACTGCTTCACCACATCAACGGGGTTCTTTCTTGCGCGCCACAACGGGCGCATCTTCGTGACCGGGAACTCCGGAACGTCGACGTGTTCGTGCCACCGGATATGGAAGCTGGCGCTTGAGCAGGAGCCGGATTTCGACGGCGTTCGACGGACGCGATGGCTTGTGGTGCGGAGTTCGTACCGTCAGTTGAAGAAAACGACGATCAAGACCTGGCTGGACTGGTTTCCTGAACACGAGTGGGGCGACATGATCCGGTCGGAGCCGATGTCGCATGTGCTGCGGCGCGGGCATCCGTCCGGGGATGGAACGAAGGTCGAGTGCGAGGTGATCTTCATAGCGATCGACGGGCCGGAGACGGCGGAACAGGAAGCGGCGTCGTTCGAGATCACCGGGTTCTGGATCAACGAAGGTCAGTTCGTCGAGAAGGAGGTTGTTGACGAACTTCTTTCGCGGTGCGGCCGGTATCCCTCGACGAAGGGTGGCCCCGGCGCGACATGGTACGGCGGCATGATCGACCTGAACGCGCCGTCTGAGGGGCACTGGATACCCTACATGCGCGGCGACATTCCGTTTCCGCCGGAATGGACGGACGAGGAAAAGGCGATGATGGAGATCCCGCGCGACGAGGACGGCAAGCCGCTATGGCGGTTCCTTGTCCAGCCGCCGGGCCTGATCGAGACGCGCGATGCCGACGGCAACCTTGTCTATCAGCCGAACCCGGAAGCCGAAAACCAACGGCATCTCAAGAAGTCGTACATGCAGCAAATACGGGCGAAGAAAAAGGACTGGATCGACCAGCGGGTGATGAACCGCGTCGGCCTCTACGTCGGCGGCAAGGCGGTATATCCCACGTTTTCGCAGCAGGATCACGTTCACAGCTACGATGTCGAGCCGGTCGCTGGCTTCCCCGTCATCATAGGCCTGGACTTCGGGCGCGACCCGGCGGCCGCATTCATGCAATGCGTCAACGGCCAGTGGAATGTCCTCGAAGAACTGATCGGCGACAACGAAAGCGCCACCCTGTTCGCGCCGCGCGTGAAGCGCGTTCTTGCGACGAAATTTCCCGGCATGGACTTCGAGGCGTGGGGCGACCCGCGCGGCGCCGACCGGACCCAAAGCGACGAAACCACCGCCTACGACATCTTCGAGCGCGAAGGCATCACGGTCTTTCCCGCCACCACGGACAATAACCCCGAAATGCGGCGCTCCACCGTCGACGGCGTTCTGGCCCGCCGCAACGGTATGCGCATCAACCCCAAATGCCTCACCCTGCGAACCGGCATGGCAGGCGGCTACCACTACAAGAAAATCCAGGGCACCGCCGGCCTCTACTCGCCCCGGCCCGTCAAGAACCGCTATTCCCATATCGTCGAGGCGTTGGAAAACGGCCTCATGGGCGGCGGCGAAGGTGATGCCATTGTCAGCCGCGCCACCACGAAGCGCGCGGCACCCTCGCCCGTGCGCAGATCATCCATCAGGAGGCGCGCGTGAACATTCACGAATGGTACTTCGGCTTCCATGATCGGGGCTCGCTGATCGACATCGCCCGCGGCCGGGAAAGCGTCACCACCATGTTCGGCCACGTCGAGGCATGGGGATACACCATCGACGGGACATGGCTGTTCTTCGACCCGCGCGGCCGGCACACGATCATCGAAATCACGCATCTCTACGAGGAAATCCTTGATTTCGGGCAGGAACGCTTCATGCGGTGCCGCGAAATCCTCAAGATCGGCCACCGCACCGACCGCATCACCTACCCCATGATCCGCCCGCACCTGCACTGCGGAACCCAATGCGCGGCCCTCTTGGGGTGGCGTGCATACACCCTGCGAGGTTTCCGGCGCATGTTGCTCGAAAATGGAGCGGAGATAGTTCATGAAAGGTCCGAAGGAAGATCCAGTGGCGAAGGCGGAACGGGAACGGCAACGCAAGCGAGCGGAAGCTGATCGGCGCGATGCCGCGCAGAAAAACGCCGCCAGCCTGACCAAAGACCTGTCGGCAGTCTACAGCCGCCCGAGCCTGTTCAGCACCGTATCCCGCTGATGAAAGAGCCGTCGAAAGCCTTCAAGACCCGCTTTGCGGCGGCGAAGAAGTGGCGCAACGTCGTGCGCCCGACCATCGAGGAAATCTTCAAGTTCTGCGCGCCCGGCCGCGAGTTCGACTTCACCAAGTCGATGTCCACCTACGAGCCGCAGAACTTCCATTCTCTGCCCGAGGATTTGGCGTCCGATCTCGCCGCCGACCTGGTGTCCTACTACACGCCGCCGGAAGCACAATGGGCCGAATATGCCGTGATTTCCGAGGTCGATGAGGCGGACGCAAACGAAGTGCGCGAGATCGTGCAGCGCCGCGAGAACGACCTGTTCGACCTGATCAGCACGTCCAACTACAACGACGTGGCGCCGCAATGGGGCTTCGAGGCCGCAACCCACGGCACCCCCGGCATGTGGGTCACGCAATCATCCATCGGCGACCAGATGCACGTCGAGATCGTCCCGCCGCACGAACTCTACGTGATCTGCGGCCACCGCGGCATTCTCGACCGATTCCGCGAGGTCAAGGTGATGGCCCGCGACCTGAACCACCTGCTGATGATGCCCGGCATCGAGATCGACCTGTCCGACCGCAAAATCCAGACGGCCATGAACAAGGACGATGCCGAGGTCAGCGTGGTCTGGGGCTTCTGGGTGGACTGGTCAGATCCCGTTCGGCCCATGTGGATGATGGAAATCACCGTCGATGGGCACCCCGTCACCGGCACCGAAACGCTTGGCGACCTGTCGGGCGGCGTCTGCCCGCTCTTGGTCGGCCGCTTCAACCCCCAACCCGGACGGCCTTGGGGCCGCGGCGCCGGGTGGAAGGCCCTGCCCGACATGCGCACGCTCGATCGCGTCGAGGAATACGTCCTGACGGCGATGGAGGACACGCTCAAGGACACCATCATCTATCCCGATGACGGCTTCATCGACATGTCCGAGGGCCTTGAACGGGGCCGGGCCTATCCCGCATCGCGCGGCTTCACCCGAGATCGCATCTACGAGTTTCCGCAGTCGCCGGCCCCCGACGCCGGCTATTTCCAGGAAGGCAAGATCGAGGAACGGCTTCGCGCCGCCTTCTACCAGGACGGCCCGCGCCAGCGTGGCGACACCCCGCCGTCGGCAACGCAGTGGGTGGACGAACGGCGCCGCGTGCAACAGCGGATCGGCAAACCTTCCGCCCCCCTCTGGACCGAACTGTTCATCCCCTTCATCCAGCGCGTCGAATATCTCGGCGTCACGATGGGCCGCATCCCCGAGGCCCTGAGCCACAACGGCACCGACATCAAGGTAACGCCCGTCTCGCCCCTGCAACGGGCCCAGAACAACGACAAGGTGCTGGTCGCGCGCTCCAACCTCGATCTGGCATTCAGCGTGTTCCAAGACAACGTGTTCGGCTTCATCGACCCGATCAAGACCTTCACCAACATCATCGACGCATCCGGCGATGAACTCGTCGTGCTGCGCAAGGAGGAACAGGACGTTGCCCAACAGGCTGCCCCGCCGGCTGAGTAAACCCGGACCCGTCATCGACTACCTGCTGCATCTCTACCAGGCCGACCGCATCACCCCCGGCAAGGGATTGAAGGAGAAAGCCGATCAGGCGGTTGCGGCGGTTCAAGCCGTCGCGGCAACGGAACACGGCGCTATGCTGTTGGAATTGCTGGAAAAATCGACCCAAGAATTTTTCCTTCCGCCGGATGCCGATGCCTGTGCATTGGACGCGCTCAACTCTCAGCGTTTCATCGCCCTCGATCTGAGGAGGATTGCGAGCGATGAAATACGGACTGAACTGGACAGACATTCCGAGGGACACAGCGGAGCCCGGCGCGGGCGGCGGGGGTGATCCGACTCCCGCCGACCCGCCTGCGGACCCGCCCGCTGATCCGCCCGTGGCCACCGAACCGGATACTGGCCCGGACCTGTCCTTCATCCCGGACGATTACCGCACGGATGATGGAAACCCCGATCTGGACGGTTTCAAGAACCACTACCAGGAACTTCTGGCCGAACAGGCCCGCCGCGCGGAAGCGGACGGGCTGGTTCCCGAGAACGGCGAATATGACTTTTCCGTTCCCGAGGACATGGACTTCGGCGAACTGGACCTGTCCGAAGGGTTCGCCGTCGACCTGGCGACCGATGACGAGGATTTCAAACCGCTGTTCGGCGAACTCGGCGAGTTCCTGAAAGACCTTGGTGCCCCGGCGGAAGCCTCGCAGAAGGTCATGGGCCTTCTCGCCAAGTACAAGGCGGCGGAAACCGCGAAGCTGTACCAGGCCGCGAAAGCCGAGGCCGCGAAACTCGGCGCCAACGACGCACAGCGCGAAGCCCGTCTGAACCGCGTGCTGCGGGCGATGCAGACCCGCCTTCCCACCGACCAAGTGAACGCCCTGGCCGCCGCAGCGACCACTTATGAAGGCGTTCGAGCCCTTGAGACCCTTTTCGCCCCGCGCGGGCCTGGGTCCGACGTTCCCCGCGCGCAAACCACGGTCGATCTCGAAAAATTGCCACCCTTCGAGCGACTGAAACACATCAATGCCAATCAGGCGAAAGGATAGATCATGGTTCAAACTCTGATCGAATATGCGAAAAGCTATCCGGCGGATTCCAAGGAACGGGCGATCATCGAACTGTTCCCGGAAGCCGTGGATTTCATGGGGCTTCTGCCCTACCACACGGCGCCCGGCGGCGTGTATCGCTACCTTGAGGAAGCGGAACTGCCCGACAACATGGGCTTCCGGGCGATCAACGAAACGCCGGATGAAGGCCACGGCCTTCTGAACGACAAGGTGGAACAGACGTTCCCCATCGCCGGCAACATCGACGTTGACCGCGCCCTGCTGCGCCGCCACGGCCCCGACCGCAAGTCGATCGACGAACGCATGTCGATCAAGAAGAAGGCGAAGGTTTGGGCCGACACCTTCATCGACGGCGACAACCAGTCGCAGCCGCGCGAGTTCACCGGCCTGAAAGCCCGGCTCAAGGCGGTCGGCGGATCGACGGACGGCTCCAACTACATGTCGCGCATCCTGGCGAACTCGTCCAGCAGCGGCGGTGCAGCCCTTTCGCTGGCACAGCTTGACCGGGCCATCGGCCTCGTCGAAAGCCCGAACGCCATCATCATGCCGAAGGCGCTCAAGGATCGCTTCGGCGCGGCGCAGCGCGACACGTCCATCGGCGGCTTCATCACGTTCGACAAGGACGAAATGGGCCGGCGCGTCACCCGGTACGGCGATCTGCCGATCTACACCGGCTACGGCGTGACCAAGTTCGGCGAGTTCCTGCCGTTCAATGAAGTCGCGGCTGGCGGCGGTTCTGCCGTGACCAGTTCGATCTACATCGTGCGCTTTGCCGAGGACGGCGTGTGCGGCCTCGAAGTGAAGCCGATGGAGGTTCAGGACTTCGGCCTTCTCGAAGATGGTGTCTACCACCGCGTCAACGTCGAGCATGACGTTGGCATGGCGGTTCTCGACCCGTTCGCGGCGATCCGGCTTTCGTCGATCACCAACGCTGCAATCACCAAGTAAGGGATACCGACCATGCCCATGAAAACCTACGCAATGGACGCGGCAACCGGCCTGATCAAACGGGAACTCGGTTCGGTCGCCGTCACCGCCGATGGCTATATCGGCACCCAGCACGACCAGGGCGGTGCGGCAGCAACCGACATCGCCTGCGTCATCAACGTGGAAGCCTGCAAGGTCTCGGCAAATGACGAGACCTATACCTTCCGCCTTGTCGGATCGAACGTCTCTGACCGTTCCGACGCCCAGATCCTCGACACGCTGGAACTCGGCGATGCCGGGACGCTGGCAATCGAAACCGTCGACACGGTGGCGGGCAATCAGTTCATCATGCGGGCGCGCACGGAGCGGAATGAAACCACATTCCGCTACATCGACCTGCACCTCGATGTTGGGGGAACGTCCCCGTCGATCACGTTCGGCGCCTACATCACGAAGGAGATTCTGTGATGCCGAAAATGGTGATCTGCAAGCCCGATCCGGCCTACAAGCCCAAGGATGACGCTGATCGCGCGCAGTACGAGGCCGCCAAGAAGAAAGGCCCCGTTGCGGTCAGCTACCAGACCGGACTTGAGAACGTGCGGCGCTCCGGCGGCATGTACAAGATCGAGGAAAGCAAGGGCCCGGCCAAGCCGCAACTGCCCGACCTTGAATCGATCGACATTGCCGATCTCAAGGTGATGATGCTGTCTCTCGGCATCAAGACGGAGAAGGTGATGAAGAAAACCGACATCATCCGCCTGATCCGCAACCGGCTTGAGAAGGTCGAAGTTCTCGACGAATAGGGGCCGACTCCTCCCCAAATGGTGGCCCCTCTTGCGGCGGCCGGGACGCGCGGAGCCCGGCCGCCGCTTCCATGTGCATAGCCGAACAACGGCCCCGCACGGATATTCGCGGCATGGCTACCGAATTTTCCATGACCGGCATCATGAACGCGGCCCTGATTTCTCAGGGGCTCGAAGAAATCAACGAGAGCGTTTCCCTGCCCGAACACCGGGTTCTGTCCCGCAACTGGCCGCTCATTGTCGAGGCGGAACTTGAGGACGGCGCCTATCACTTCACCAAGGTCGAGACGACGCTGAACACCCGAACGGACGGGAAATTCGGGTTCGACGACGCCTATCTTCTGCCCGGTGACGCCCTTCATGTCCGCAAGGCCCGTCTTGAGGCATCATCGGGCAGCCGTTGGGAACCGGAATGGGTGCAGGATGATCGCTATGTCTATCTCGACAGCACCGACGGCGTGATCGTCGAGTACGTCAAGGTGACAGAGCCGACCTTCTGGACGGCGAACTTCGCCCGCGGCGTGCAGATGAAGCTGGAAGCGGCCCTTCTGCGCGCGGTGAAGGAGGAAACCGGCGAAGCGTCGAACATGGAACAGATGGCAGAGGCACAGTTCCAGCGCGCCCGCACCAATTCCAGCAAGGCCCGGAAAGCGCAGGAGCCCTTCCGCCGCAGCCGTCTGGCGGATGCGAGGTTCGGACGTGGCTAGGCGGAAGCGGGTCATATCTCAGCGGGACATGCGGCTGATGGAGGTCCGTGAGGATTTCCTCGGCCGCACCGATTCCGACATGCTGAAACTGGCGCTCAAGGGGGCGCGGAACATGCGGTCCCTGGCGACGGGCGCGATCGAGGCCCGGCCCGGCACCGCGTTTCGTGCGAACGTGCCTCTGACCGCGAACAAGCTGGTGGAATACAAGCCTGATGAGGACACCACCTTCGGCATATACGTGACCGACAGTTCATTGGTGGTGTTCGATCATTCCGGCGCCGCGATCAAGACGTTCGCGGCGGTGCCGTGGTCGTCGGCGGAAGGTGTCTATGTGACGCCCATCGGGCCGACGGTTCTGATCGGCGGTTCGTTCGGCATCTACTATATCCGGTATGATGATGGCGAATGGGAAGGCGGATCATGGTCGTTTGCTGACAGCACAGGCGGCGAGATCGCGCAACCCTACTGGGCGTTCAATCCCAAGGTGAAGATCCAGCCGTCGGGAAAGACCGGCACGATCACGATCACGGCGACAGAGGACGTGTTCACCGCCTCGCATGTCGGCACCCGCATTCGGTATCTCAATCGCGAGATCGCCATCACCGAGTTCATCGCCGCAAACACCCTCAAGGGTACGGTGATCAACGAACTGCCGCCGTCCTATCGTCTGAGCATCACGGACAGCAGCGGCTTTCGCGTGGGCGATGCCGTCATAGGCAACGACTCCAACTGGCAGGGGCGCGTGACGGCGGTTTACAAGGCATCTGGTGGTTTATTTTCCAAGGATACGCTCGAAGTTGTGACCCTTCATCGCTTCGAGGGGCCGGAAACGGGCGCAACCATCGCGGAGGAACTATCGGGGCCGAACACCAGCAGCAAACTGATCGCCGGCGGCAAGACCGAGATCGCGCCACAGCCGACCGATGTTTGGGATGAACAGATGATGTCGGCGGCGCATGGCTGGCCCCGTGCGGCGGCCGTCGCGGGTCAGCGCCTGTTCTTCACCGATTTTCCGGAAGTTCCCTCTGCAATCGCGGTGTCATCGGCGCGCGGGTTCGACGATTTCGACGTTGGGCTTGAGGATGACGACGCCATTTTGCGCGAGATCGGCGACGGCAAGCCGCGGCTCAAGCATGTGGTCAACTCCGGCGATCTTCTGATCTTTTCCGACAAGGGCAGCTACGTCGTCTTTCTGCGCGAGCAGGTTGCCATCACGCCGTCGAATTTCAGCCCGATCCTGTTCGACGACAGGGGCGCGTCCGATGTGAAGCCCGTGCGGGTGAATGATGGCGTGGTGTTCGTGGAATCGAACAACGAGCAGGTTTCCGCCGCTGTTCTGAGCGGCAACGTGCAGTTGCGGTGGCAGGTGCGGTCACTGACGGCGGCCAGCAACCACCTGATCAACAGCCCGGTCAACCTGTGCGGCCCCGCCGTGGAATCCGCGACCCCAGAGAAATACCTTCTCATCGTCAACAGCGACGGCACGCTGGCCGCGCTCAGCTACAACGAGTCGCTTGATGAACAGGTGATCGGCGCGGCGCCGTGGGACACGCAGGGCGAGTTCGTCGATGTGGCCCCGGTGTTCGGCAAGTATTGGGCGCTGGTGGACCGGACCATCGACGGCAACCCGGTTCGGTATCTGGAAACCTTCGAGGACGGGTTTCTGGTGGATTGCGGAATGGAGGTCGAAACGCTGGGCAACTCCTACGACCAGCTTGAGACGAACGGATCGGGCTTCGAGGTCAACGGCAATCCCCTCTATGTCGGTGTTCCGCACGCGATCCGGCTTGCGGGCAAGGATGTCTATATCGTCGAGGGATCACGGATACAGGGGCCGTTCACGGTCAACAGCGACGGCACGATCACCGATCTGCCAGACATCATCGGCACCCGGCAGATCGGGCTGAACTTCCAGGCGGAAGTGCGGCCGTGGCCGGCGGAGATGCTGGACAGCGCCCGCGCCGGCACGTTCGACGAGCGGTGCATCACGTTCATCGTCGCCGTGCAGAACTCGGGCGAGTTCACCGCGCAGGCCAACAACGACAGCCGCCCGCTTGGGGGCTACGACTTCGGCGATATTCTTGGCGAAGCGCCGCCGCTCAGGACGAAAGAGTACCGCATCCCCGTGTTCGGGCGGCGCACCTACCCGGAATTGGCCGTTGTGAAGGAAAAACCCGCCAAATTGCGGGTTCTGTATCTCGCACAGGAGGTTCAAGGATAATGGAGACCGTCGCACTCGTATCGCAAGCAGCGGGCCCAATTATGGGGGCTATGGGCGCGCGGCAGCAGGCCAAGGCTCAGCAGGACGCCGACAACCGCAACGCCTTCATCGCCCGAACGCGGGCAATCCAGACGGACATTGGCGCCCGTCAGGGGCTGGAATCGGAACTCGGGTCGATGCGGGCGGCGCTGGGGGCCAACGGTCAGCCGATGAATGCCGGCACGTTCGAGTTGTTCCAGGACTTCCGCAAGACACGCGACCGCGAACGCAGCATCGAGTTCGGCAACCGCATGATGGAGGCGGCGGACTTCCGAACCAAGGCGCGCAATTCCGGGCAGATGGCGAAGATGGCACTTCCAGTCGGCTTGGCAAAGGCCGGTCAGCCCCTCTTTGATCTGTACGAATTGCTTAGGTAGGGCTTCATGGCGCAACTTCCGAAAATCCGTCGCAGCACACCGATCTCGAATTTCCAGCGGGTGACGCCGCAGGCCGGGACCGGGTTTGCCGCGCTGGCCGAGATTGCGAACGAGGCATACGATTTTTTTGCCAAGGGCGCGAAAGAGAAGAAGCGCCAGACCGGTCTTGAGGCGGGGCACGAATGGTCGCGCCGGGTGATGGGCGACAACCGAATGCCGTTGCCGGAGATCGAGACACCGGGCCGGGAAGGGCTGTCGAGCGTCGGTGTGGGCGTGGGCATAGGTGACGGAACCTTCCGGGATGCCGTCGGCTTTGTCGAAAGCGGCAACAGATACGATGCCGTTGGACCTGAAACCTCGAACGGTGGCCGCGCCTATGGCCGTTATCAGGTCATGGATTTCAACATCGGCCCGTGGACCGAGGAAGTTCTTGGCCGGCGGATGACGCCGCAGGAGTTCTTGAGCGACCCGGAAGCGCAGGATGCAGTGTTCGACGCCAAGTTTGGTGCGGCATATGAGCAGCACGGATCGCTTGCGGATGCGGCGTCGGTGTGGTTTTCGGGCCGCCCCCTCAGCGCGGCAGGCTCGGCATCGGACGGATACAACACGGTTCCAGAATACGTCGCCAAGGTCACGGGGCGATACAACAGCGCGATTTCTGTAAGCGACGACGGCACCCTGACCGGCGGCGGCTTCGACAGCCCGGACAAGATCGCGGCTGATGCCATGTCGGAACTCGGCGTGAACGTGGAGGTCCAGCCGACACCGGGTGCCGTTGGCATGATCGGCGGCGTCAAGGGTAACGGAGAGGTTTGGCAATCCTTCGACGGCGACGGCACGGCGCACGATCCGTCCTATCGGGATTACAGCCAACTGTTCCGGGAATATCGGTTCGATCCGCCGGATGACACATGGGTTCCGGTTGGCGAGCGCAACGGCAGGACCGTCTATGCCGCCCCGGACTATGCCCGTGACGAGAACGGCAACTACCTGTCTGTATCGGCGGCAGAGGCGCAGCAACTTGCCCAGGAGCGCGGCGGCGTGGTTCCGACCCGCGACGAAGTGAAGGCTCTCTACGAGCAGGCGCAGCCGATCACGATGCCCACCAGCGGCGATTTCGGCAAGGAGGGCGGCGAAGGCACGCCCGAGGAATACACCGCCGAGGTCGAGCGCCGCCGCCAAGAGGCGGGTGTGCCGGAAGGGGCGCCGGTCGTTCACGGCAAGGAGTTCTTCGCGCACGACGACATTCCGTTGGAGGAAATCGTTGTCACGCCGCAGGACAACGGCGAGCCGCGCGTGTCGTCGCGGGGCACGGTTGAGCCCGCCACCACGGTTCGGACGCGGGAAGGCAAGATCGAGCCGCGCCTGTATTCGCCGCTGTCTGGCGAAATCCTGCAAGCCCACAACGCCGCCGCCGGGGTGGCGTTCCTTGCGGATACGAAGCTGGCGGCCGCCACGGACATGATGGCGCTGTCGTTCGAGAACGAAGGCAACCCGGACGGCTTCATGGAAGCGGCCGAAGCCTATGTCGAAAGCCTGGTCGAGCGCGCCCCGGACATGTTCAAGGGCGATCTGCGCAACGAACTGACCGAGGAAGTGCAGCGCCGCTATCTCGGCATGGTCGATGAACGGCACCGGGAAATCAGGACGCGGGCCTCGAACAGTTCCAAGGCGCTCATTGATCGCTACCGGACGGAGTATGCCGAGGCTCAAGCCGCTGGACGGACGGAAGAAGCCGCCGCCGCCCGCGCCCGGCTGGAAGATGCCCTTCTGGCCCGCGAAAGCCTGCCCGGCGTTGCATGGACCCGCGCGCAGAGCGAGAACACCATCCTTGCCGCCCTTGATGACGCGGATCGCCTTCGCGCCCGGCGGGACAAGGAACGGTCGGACGAAATCGGAGACCGGCTCGATCTGGCGATCACCGCGCGCAAGGGCGGGCGTGTAGCGGAAGGCGAGGACATCATCGACGATCCCGCCGTCTGGCAGATGCACCCGGACAAGGCGCAGGAACTGGCCGCGCGGATCGCCGCCGCAGATGTCTATCCCGATTTCATGGCCCTGCCCCCGGCGCAGCAACAGGCGGTGATGGCCGAGGAAAAGGCCCGGCCCGTCGGCGCGAAATACGAGATGGATTTCCTCTCGGCGCTGCAAGACCTTCACAAGACGACATTGGCGGCGCTTGGCGATGACCCGGTGAAATTCGCCGCGGAGAACCTGCAAAACGACACCGAGATCGGCCCGCCGCCGCAGATCGACTTCGCGGCCGTTGCCACTGATCCCACGGGGTTCGCCAAATCGCTGCGTGCCCGGTCGCAATGGGCAGAGCGGTTTCAGGCCGCCGGGTATGTCGAAGGGCTGGTTCCGCTGTCGAAGGACGAGGCGAAGATGCTTTCGGCGGCACTCAAGCCAGATCAAGACCCCGCCGGCCGCGCGATGCTGGTCGGCATGATCGCGCAGGCGGCGCCAGAGGCCCTGCCGGCGATGCTGCAACAGGCCGGCGCGGATGATGTGCTGGTGCATGGGGGCGGTCTTGCCGCCGTCACCGGCAATGTCGGCCTTCTGGAAGAAGCGATCCGTGGGCAGGAACTGGTTGCCGCCGGGCAGGTGCAGTTCCCGCAGGGCGCAAGCAAGATGGGCGTCGTTGCGCCGGCTGTTGCCGAAGCTATGGCGGGGCTTCCTGACGCCGGCAACATGCAGAAGCGGGTGATGAAGTTCGCCCAGGCGCTCTATGCGACACAGGCCGGCGGCGTTCAGACCGACGAGGACCGCAAGGAACTGATGGCCGAGGCCGTAAATCGCGCTCTCGGACAGGAAACCCTGCCAAAAGGCGTGGCTGGCGGCGTCCAGAGCGTCAACGGGTTCGATACCCTTCTGCCAACCGGGATGACCGTGAAGGAGTTCAATAAGGCGGTTTTCCCGCCGCCGAACGACTTCATCGCAGGCATGGCCCGCAGCGTGATCGAAATCGGGGATGCCTTGGCCGGAACCGACAATGCCGTGCCGGAGCAAGAGTTCGACGCCGACCGCTGGAAAGCCGCATCGCGCGATGAAAGCCTGCCGACATTCCGGGGCACGCCGCTGGACGAGAAGGCATTTTCCGACCCCGACAGGCTGCGCTTCGTTGCCACTGGCGGCGGGTTCTACCGCATCCAGTACCAGACCGGCATGGGCTTCGTTGACGTGATGAACGACGACGGCGTGAGCATCTTCGAGTTCGACGTTCGCAAACTTGCAGGGGGCTGACATGTCCGACCTGTTTCCAGCGTGGCCGCAGAAGCGCATCGCCACGGCCCCGGCGCAGGGTGATCGCGCGGCTGACACTGGCGACCGTATTTCCGCGCTGTTCCGTTCGACCGGGCTTGAACAGAACGCCAACTTCACCCGCCAGCGCCGCCGTACCGAGATTGAGCGCGATCTCGCCAATCAGGTTCTGCCCCGCATACCAAGGGAACAACTTGGCGAAGGCCCGAACGCCGCCTTCACGGAGGGCGAAATCCTCGACATCGCCCGGTCGATGGCAGAGGAAAGCCCGGATGCGTGGGCCGATGTGGATCTATCCGACGAAGCCATAGAGGAACGCCTGAACGAAAGCCTGAAAGCCGAAGATGCAGATCTTCAAGGCATCCTTGCCATGTCGCCGGAAGGGAATGCGGTTGTCGATTTCCTCGCCAGCATGGCAGGCGCCACTGCCGACATAAAAAACGCCCCATTTCTGGTGTTCGGCGGCTTCGGCGGGTCCATCGGCAGGGTGATGCTGCGCGAGGCCGCCCTGAACCTTGGGGCCGAAATTGTGAACGTCCCTGACCGGCTGGACATGGCGGAGCGTCTGGAAAAGCCGGAGCCGAACCTCTTGGCGGAACTGGCCGGGGCAGCGGTGTTCGGCGGCGTGCTTGGCGGCGGGCTGGAACTCGGCTTTCGCGGCATCAGGGCATTGGGCCGGGGGGTGAAGGCCTACATGGGCCGCAACGATGTGCCGGGCCCGATCGAGGCGCAGGCCGCCGTTGATGCGGCGGAAGATGCGCTGGTCCAAGGCGACACGGATTTCTTCCGCAAGGCGATCGAGGACGCCCGTAGGGAAGCACCGGAAGAAGTCCGGGATGCCGTTCCGTTCGACGACGCCGAAGATGCCCTTGCCCGCACGGTAGAGGCGGAAGTCGATCAGCGGATGGCCGAGATCGAGCGCGATTTCCCCGAGATGCGGCACAAGTACCCGCTGGTGCAGTCTCTGCCCAAGGTCAAAAGCACGATGATGCGGAACGGCGAACGGGTCCGCACGCCCGCCGCGCAGGAACTGGCGAACGCCGGCATCACGCCGCGCACGCACCCGTTCCTGTTCGACAACAAGAACGGCCTGTCCGACTTCGACAACCTGGTGGCATCCGAGTACGGCGATCTGCAATTCGTCCTGCCCGTGGATCAAAGCAGCGGGTATTTCGAGCCCGACGCCCTCTTGCGCGCATTGGCCGATGAACTGTCCGGGCGCGGGAAAACCCCGGTATCGCCCGAGGTCGCCGCCCGGATGGCCGAGATCGAGGGGCTTGCTTCGACGCGCAACATCGACGGCTTCATACAGGACGGGAACTTCGTCGCCAGCAAGGCCGCCATTGATGCAAGCCCTGATCCAGACGCCTTTGTTCGCAGCGGAATCAACCGCTTCGAGCGGGAAAACAGCCTGAAACTGGATGACGAAATCCGCACAGCCGCCGCCCGTATTTTGCGAGAGAGTGGCGGTGACGCGGATTCTGCGGTAGAAAGGGAACTGATACAGGCTGTCGAGAACGACGTATCCCCGAGGCTGGCCGATGAACCGGAATTTGACGACATCCCATTCTTCGACGACGAGGCTGGACGCCCTGATCCAGCATCTCGACCGGCGCCTGAAAGAGAACCTGACCGCCCGGCAGCGCGAGACCGCGCAGAAGGTGAAGGCCCAGGCCAAAGCCCTGCAAGCCGCCCGGCAGAAACGCCCCCAAGCGTAGAGCGGTTTTCCGATCCGGCATCGAAGGAAGCGGTGGACGCGAACCTGTCGGCGCTTGACGACATGCGGGCGCAGATCGAGCGCGACGGCGATTTCGAGATAGACATGGTGATGGAGGACGGCACGCACGTTCGCACGGCCTCTGACCTTCTGCGCTATGCCGAGGACGGCGTTGAATTTGCCGAGATCATTCAGCTTTGCGGGAGGCGGCCATGAGTTTCAAGGACTGCATTCAGGACGCGATGGACGACCCCGAGGTTTCCGCGTCCAAGGCCCACGGCAAGGAGGCGCAGCGGATTTGGGAAGAACAGGCCGCCGCCTATGAACGCCAGGGCTATTCCCGCCGGTCGGCCGAGGAAATGGCCGGTGCCGACGTGAAGGAGTACTTCAAGCGCAAGTCGGGCGACGATCTGCACCGGGCGCTGGCCGAGGCGCAGGTGCGTCAGTCGATCAAGAAGCGGGTGGCGGATCACGCAAAGCCGCACAAGTCGGCGGCAACCAGCGTCGAGCGGATGGAAATGGAAAGCCGCGGCCTGCTGCAATACGCCCGCAACCGGCTGACGAACTATCTGCGGGACCACCACCAGAACCTTCTGAACAAGATGACGAAGCCCGCCGAACAGGTGAACATCGTGCGGGCCCTGTCCGGTGAGAAGGTGGACGACGCGGCGGCAAACGCGATGGCCGATTCCATTCGCAGCGTGGTCGAGGATCTGCGGTTGTTCTTCAACGAGGCCGGCGGCGTGATCCGCAAGCTGGAAAACTACGACGTGCCGCACCGGCACAATCCGTCGGCGCTGCGCAAGGTCGGCAAGGATGCGTGGGTCGCCCGGCTTCTCGATGATGGCATGATCGACTGGACCGGCGTTGAGAATTACGCCACGGGCCGCCCGTTTCAGGTCGGAGAAACCAAGCCGCCGCGGGAAACGCTTGAGCGGTTCCTGGGCGAGATTTGGGACAACATCGTGTTCGGCAAGGCAGGTCAGGGCCGACGGTCGCTTGTCACCCGCCGGGCCGAGGCGCGCGTCCTGAAATTCGCCAGTGCCGATAAGTGGATGGAATATAACAAGGATTTCGGTGACGGTGATTTCTTCAAGACGCTGATGGGCCACCTGAACGCGATGGCCCATGACATTGCGGAGCTGCGGACCTTCGGGGCCGACATGGAAAAGGGTGTGCAGTTCGAGATCGACGTTGCGCGCGAGCGGGCGAAGGCCGAGGGCCGTCCTGAATTGGTAAACACCAAGTGGGACAAGTGGGCAGAGCGCATGGCGCGTGTCTACAAAGGGCCGGGTATGGCGCCGCAGGACCGGGAACTGTTCGCCTCGTTCATGTCCTCGATGCGCCATGTGATGACGGCGGGGATGCTTGACCGGGCCGTGGTGCCGTCGATGTCGGATTTCGCGTCGATCCACCTGACGGCACGGGCCGCCGGACTTAACGCTGGAAACATCTTCTCGACCTACGGCAAAACCATCAGGGACATGATTGCCGAGGGCCGGATGACAACGGAAATGGCGATGCAGCACCGTTGGGCCATGTCCACACTGGCGGATGCCGGCGGCGCGGTCGCCCGGTTTCAAAATGAGGTTCCCGGAGCGGAATGGGCCGAAATGCTGTCGTCTATGGCGATGAAGGTGCAGGGGCTGTCTCAGCACACGGACGCTGCGCGGATGGCCGTAAATATGGAATTTTGGGCCACATTCGCGCGGGAAGCGAAGCACAGTTTCGACAACATCGACCCGGATTTCCGCCGGGCTCTTGATGACTACGGCATCCGGGCCGAGGATTGGGAGAAATTCAGGAACGGGCCGAAGTACACCGCCGGGGCGCAGGGCCGGAAACTCGACCGCAACGATCCGCTCTATCGCAAGGTGGCCGATCCGTTGGAGGCGCAGGGCCTTGAGACGGGCGATCTGGAGGTATGGTCGCCGGTCAACGGCGAGGCGGTCCCGGCGGCCGATTTCCTGAACCCGCACCACTGGCTTGCCAACACCGATCTGCCCCGCCGCGAGGCGATGGACATCTTCATGAAGTTCCAGGGCTTCGTGGAGGAATGGCAGGAACGGGCGGTTCCAACCGGACGCTTGAGCGCCAAGGCGGCCATGATGGACCCGGTAGGATTGGGCTTGCAGCCGGGCACAGCAATGTACGAACTCTTGAAATCCGGCACCATGTTCAAAAGCTTCATCGGCGCGTTCACGGTCAACCAGATCAGGCTGTTGCAATACGCCCCGGACATGAAATCGCGGGCGTTACATGTCGCTTTTCTGGTGGGCGAGATGACGGCACTCGGGGCCGTGGCGCAGGTGACGCTGGACGTGCTGGGCGGCAACGATCCGTCGAACGTCACAACACCTGCCTTCTGGTGGAAGGCTATGCTGCGCGGCGGCGGCCTTGGCCCGATTGGCGACATCATACAGACGGGCGAGATGCGCTATGGCGGCGGCGCTGCTGCCTATCTCGCCGGTCCTGTCGTTGGCCTATCGCAAGACCTTATGTCCCTCACCTACGGCAACATTCAGGAAGTGATGCAGGGCAAAGACCCGCGCTGGCAGAAGGACGTGATCCGCATCCTTCGGCGGAATACCCCTCTGGCCGACACACCCCTTGCCGGTCCCGCCGTGCAACGGCTGATCTTCGACGAACTGCACAAGATCATCGACCCGGAAGCGCAGAAAACGCTGCGCAAGGCCGCCGCCGCCCGCAAGAGAAACACCGGCAACGATGCCTTCTGGCCCATTGGCAGCACCCTGCCGGAACGGGCGCCGAACCTCGGGGCGATCATCGGCGGGCAGTAGTGCATAGGGCGCGGGTATCGTCTCGGCGATATTCCCGGCATGGCTACCGTCGCATCAACACCCCGCTTCACCGCCTCGACGCTCGGATCGGACACCGCCGGCCCGTTCAATGTCGGCTTCCGGCTGTTCGAGTCCGACGCCCTGACCGTCTATGTGAACGGCGAAAAGCGCGAGGATTGGACCCTTACCGCCGATCTGGACAGCGGCCATGACGATGCCGCCACGATCACCTTCGCCGATGATCTGAGCAGCGGCGATATTCTCTGGATCGAGGGGTCGATGATCCCGGAGCGGGAAACCGACTACGGGCCAACGGAGCCCCGGCAAACGGACAAACTCAACGCAGAACTGGCGCGGGTGTGGGCAACGCTGGTTGAGACGGTCGGCAAGGCGGCAAATTCCCTTCGCACCACCACCGCGCAACCGCCCGTCAATTTCGATGACGGCGCCGTTCCCATGTTCAAGGACGGCGTATTCCAGAACGGGCCGACGGCTGACGAGATCACGGCGGCCCAAGGCTATGCCACGGCGGCGTCGGCGTCGGCGTCGGCAGCGGAGGCGGCTCAAACTGCGGCGGAGGCCGCTGCGGACACAATCGACGTTGATAAGCTGGCGGGTATTGAAGCGGGCGCAACCCGCAACCTTGCCGTTGACACCTTCTCCGACCTTGCCAACCTGACCGCCTCCGACCTTGACGAAGGCGACTATGCGCAGGTGACGGAAACCGGCATGGTGGTCAAGCGCGTGCCGTCAGGCGGTGACTTGGATTATTCCGGCAGCGGCGGCGTGCAGTTTGATATAGTGCTGCCTGTGTCTCGTGTTTTCGCGGATGAAGCCGAACTGCTGGCTGATACAAATCAGGACTATGCGGATGGCCAGTTGGTCGTTGTTGGCGATCACGTGCGTACTGTCGCACCATCGTCGGAGACCGGTGACTGGCCTGAGACCGCTGGGGGCGTGAAATTTTATACCGGGGCCGCATCCGGTGATTTTGTAAATTACTCGCCAGCAGGTCTGCTGCAATTTGATATTGGTGTCCAGGATCGTATTGTGACGCCGGATATAGGCAGCAGATTTGGGCAACTGGACGTGCGTTTAAGTGCTGATGGTTCGGTGGACGAAGATCATATCATTTCCCAAATTGCTGGCGATCATTTCCCCGCGAATTATGACACATTTGACCCAACGAGCCTGTCTACTGGTGATTATCTGGTCGATCCGGCGGGCGACGGCACGGACGGCCTCACATGGTCAACGGCATTCCAGACAATTGATGATGCGCTGGCGCAGGCCGATACTAAAAGGATTGGCGTCAAGGGCGGGATATATCGAACGGCTGAGGGTCTCCATAACTCGAAGCTCAATTCGTGGACCAGTTCTAACGATTTGTGCATTTACGGTATAGACGCATCCGGTGATCCATCGCCTGTTTATTTCGCAAAGGCCAAATCTCCGACCACCAATTGGATTTCCACGGCTGTACCCGATATATGGCGGATCACGCTGACGGCTGATGGGTATTCGTCAGCGGATTGGGAGGCGGATTATGCGCTATTCGGGTTAGTCGATTTCGAGGTTCTGGACGACGAGGGAAATCCTTACGTCTATGAATTGAGCGCCGCCCAAGATTCTCAGAGCACAGGCGACCTGGAAGAAGGCCAGTATTTTATCTCGTCAACCAGCAGTATTTACATGAAGCGGAAAAACGGGGTTACGACAACTCCCACGCGGTCTTCGGTTCTGCTGTTCCAAGCTGGCTATGTTGACGTGGGGCGCGAAAGTAAAAAAATATACATGCAGGACGTTTGGGTTGTCGGCGGTGTTCGCGCTGATGGCGGGAATGATGACAGCCGGGTCTGCATGATGAGGGGCGGGTTGATCGGTCGGCGCGACAGGGACAACGCGCAGGTTCTCGACGTGGGCGGCTTCGTGGCGATTGGGACGCAAAACTATACATCCGCCAAAGACGGTTTCAATTACACTCCATATGACAGCACAACTCCGCATGCGTTGGAAGTTAATGTCGTCAGTTACAATCACAAGTTCAACACGGATATAAAAGACGTTGAGAGCGGCACAGCAAATGCATCCACAGCGCATTCAGGCTGCAATGTACTTCGGATTGGAGGCAGATATTACGATTGCTCAGGCCCCATTCTGGCCGATGTATCCGCATCGACGGTCACTTATAGCTGGCGACCAACTGTCTACGCGCCTCGCAGCGACAAACCGCTAATTCAGGTGCAGGATGGTGAAGGCTATGTCGTGGAGCCTAAATTGGGGCCGACTGACGCTACACAGGTCAAATTCGATGGTGACGCAAAAGGCCATCTGCGCGGTCGTGTCAATTCCATGACAGTTGAAAAGACCGCCTCAGTAGACGTGCTGACATCATGACCGCCATAGACCACAGCATGATACCCGCCAAGGCCATCACAGCAATCGCAAACACCGGGATATTCGGGGGTGCCATGGGCGCAATAGGCGGCTGGCTGGCTGGCCAGAACCTCATCGGCTGGGCCGGTGTTGCCATCGGCATCGGTGGCCTGTGCATCAGTTGGTATCACAAGCGGGAACTGCGCCGGTACGAGCGGGAACGGATAGCGATAGCCCGCGAGCACCTTGAACTGGATAAGGAGGCCCGGAATGGATAGATTTCCACGCGCGTTTGCGCTGCTGAAAGTGCATGAGGGCGGTTACTCTAACCATCCCCGTGATCCGGGCGGGGCGACGATGAAGGGCGTAACGCAGCGCACCTATGATGCGGATCGCCGCCGCCGTGGCCTACCGACGCAATCGGTGCGCAACATCACCGACGCCGAGGTGGAAGCCATTTATCGCGGCCAATACTGGAACACCGTTCGTGCCGACGACCTGCCGCCAGGCATGGCCTACTGCGTGTTCGACGCCGCCGTGAACAGCGGGCCGGGGCGTGCGGCACGATGGCTGCAAGAGTGCCTTGGCGTGCCGGTTGATGGCGTGATCGGCTCAGAGACCGTCGCAGCGGCGATGGATTCTGACTGGCTGTCCGTGATCGGCACCTATTGCAACAAGCGGCTGGCATTCATGAAGCGCCTCAAGACGTGGCCCGTGTTCGGCAAGGGATGGTCGCGCCGGGTGGCAGAGGTGTGCGCGCAATCGCTGGCATGGGCGGCAGATGCTGACGTGCCGGAAACGACTGTTGCACCACAGCCCAAGGCCGAGGGCAAGGAAAGCGCCAAGGCCACCGCAAAGGACGTGCTGACGGACCCCCGCGCAATGGCGGCTATCTCGGGGGCCGTGGGTAGCTCTGGCGCGCTTCTGAGCGGCAACGGTCCGGTGCAGTACGCCATCGCCGCTGTGCTGGTTATCGCGGCGCTGGCGGGCGTCTGGTGGCTGGTGAAGGGACGGCGGTCATGACCTATCAGGCAGAAACCAAACGCCCCGTTTGCTTCGTGAACTGCGGCCTGCCGGGCGATCAGTGCGCCTGCTACCGCGAGATGATGGAAAGGGTGCGGGATTTTTCGGACTGCCGATTTTCCTTGCTGACGCCGAAAGAGCAGGTGGAAGAGGCGCTGCGATGACCGGCATCTTCGCATGGCTGGCCGGGACACGCATCGGGCGGTGGGCGGCAATCGTCGGCGCGGCTGTTGCCCTGCTGGCCGGGGCCGTCCTGCTGGGGTGGTCCAAGCGCGGCCAGGTCGAGGCCGGCAAGGCGCTCAAAGGCTACCGGGACACAAGGAGACGGATGGATGATGCGGATGATCTGGGCGATGACCCTGCTGCTGCCCGTCGCTGGCTGTCTGAGCGCGGACGCAGAAGCGATCTGTGATGGCACCCGCGCCGACCGGACGGCCCATGCGAAGGCGCTGGCCGAGGATGGCGGCGACAAGTCGGTGGTGACGGGGGCGCGGCTTCTCAAGAAACTGGACGCGGGGTGCAGACGATGAAACTTCTGACGATCTTTCTGACGATGCTCGGGACGGCCGCATCGGCCGAGGTCATCCTCAACTGTGACTTCATCCCGTCGAGCGTGGCCGAGGCCCTGATGGCCGGCGCCTACCAGATGGAGCGGCAGCACAGCGGCCTGATCAAGAACGACATGGCGGCAGAGGTATGGGTGAACCCGGACAACGGCATGTGGAACTTCGTCCTGATCCGCCCGGACCACACGTCCTGCATCCTCGCCGCCGGGCAGTACTGGCAAACCTACGGCCCGCAAGAAAACCCGCCCAATTTGTAGGGCAGAAATCCCGCAAGGGGATGCGCGGCGGGTCGCTTACCCGTCATTTCAACAGCAAGAGAAAGGGCCCCATTCAGGCGCTTCCGGGCGTCTATCCCTGCCGCCCCGTCGGTCTAGTCCACCGGCGGGGCTTTCTTGTGAATACACGGGGGAAGGGAAGCGTGCCACATTGGCGCCCAAAGGAGACGCAAAATGCCCGAACTTGATGACCTTTCTACAATACCCAGCGGCAACATCTCGGATGACGACTACCTGCTGATCTTCGACGTTGCGACGGGCAACTCGTACAAGATCACCAAGTCGAAACTGCTTGAGGGGATTGCCTACGCCGGCGGGGATCACAACTTCGGCACGTCGACGATCACAAGCCTGACGGCCCCGACGGCGAATATCTCGACCTTGAACTTCGTCACCGGCAGCGCGTCCCTTACTGCCGTGATCAAGTGGACGGGCAGCATCGACTTCGGCAGCATTGCCGACGGTGTTGATCAGTCGATCACGCAGGCCGTGACCGGCGCCCTTGTCGGGGATTTCGTCCTCGTTGGATTTGGCACCGGCGGTCTGAACAAGGAAGTGTCGATCCGCGCCTATGTTGCGGCCGCCGATACCGTGAAGTTCGACGTGGTGAACAGTAGCGGCGGGTCTGTTTCTGTCGGGTCCGTCAGCCTGGGGCTGGTGCTGTTCAGGTTCTCGTGATCATCCGTTTTGATACAATTCAGCCCATTCGTCACAACACAACTTTTCCGTAAAACCGTGCAAAAACAGGCGGTTGCAAACACGTTCCGCTGACTTTTAATCAGTGGGTCGCAGGTTCGAATCCTGCACGGCTCACCACTGAAA